GTGTTGTAGAAGTTAGCCATCTCGCGCCACTTCTCCAGGGAGCCGCGCGGGGTGAACGCCGGAGCCAACTGCCGGGTGCCGCTTGCAGGCGGGGCTAGTTTCGTGCCGTCAGCCGTGTACTCCAGTTCCCCGATGACGAACCCCTGCATGTCGGGGGTCCAGCCCATCTGGCTGCGAGTGCGCGCGGCAGCGTATTGAGACTGTAGTTTGCGAATGCTTGACGCGAAGTAAGCCATGAGTGTGTCCAGTTGTTTGCCGTATGCGATGGCTCCGTTTTTGTTGAGGACGTCCCGCAAAGAATCCTTGGAGAAGATGTCTGTAACCCTAGCGTAGAAGCGCCGCAGGCCGTCTTTCTGCATGTGCAGGTTGATGCCGACCAGTTCGCCATCCCCATCTCCGTGGTCGTCAGAGTCGAAGAACCGTCCAGTTATATACAGGTCGCTTGGGTAGATCTCAACGTCAATCGTTTCCTGATCCACGACTGTGCGCTTGAACACGCCGCCCTTGGCCCCCCGGAAGTACGGGTATGGGTACGCCGGGATCTCCACGGTCAGCACGGCATCGGGGTCCTCCCCATCGCCTGCCACCTTCACCACGTAGGCATCGTTGATGGCTTCCGCCTCTTGCACGATCTTGCCCAGGAGAATCGGGCTCGATACCTGCTGCTTGCAGCCTTTGCAGTGGGCAGGGTAGTTGGTGCGGTACCAATCGCAGGTGTAGGGGCCCTTGGTCTCCGAGGCTTTCTTCTCGGTGGCTGACGGGCTGTAGCCAGGGTGGGCCTGGGATACTTTGTGGATGGCTTGCGCACCGTCCACGCACCGCACGGCAATCGACAGGACGCCGCGCCACAGGGGTTCTTCGAGCGTGGCAGCGTTGAGCACCGCGTGCTTGACCTGGGCGCAGCCGTTGTCCTTGACGCTCAGGCGTACGATCTTGGCGAACTCACTGGGCGGGTGATCTTCCGCTGCCAGTTCTTTGGTGATCTCGTCCGTGCCGTACTGCTTGGCAGCGAGTAAGGAAACAGGTGCAGCAGACACCGGCAGGACCGGGAGTTGCGACACGACCATGGCCAGCATCGAGGGCTGACCTTGGTGCACGATCCACACCGATCGGGGCGTGGCTTCTTTGAAATTCTGGGTGCCGGGTACACGCAGTATGCGCGCGGCGTCGGCAGTGACCACGGGGTCAGCGGCAAGCCCGTGCGTCTTGCACAGGGACTTGAGTCTCCTGGCGTACTCCACCCATTCGCGGGCGGGCACATCTTCAGTCAGCGTCCAGTAGACGTGGAGTCCACCGCCAGAGTTGACGATGGTGGGCACGGGCAGGCCGGTGGTCTGCACGAATGCCTTGAGCGCAACGGCAGCGTCTGCATGGGTGGCATACGGCTTGGCTACGCCTACGTCGATGTCGAGGAAGAAGCACCGCAAATACGCTGCGTTGGCAGCGACGCGGCCCTGGGATGGGTCATTGAAACTGGCTAACGCAAAGTACGCATCTTCGTTGATGCTGTTTGCAAGTTGCGCCGCAGCATCTACATCTGCGGTGGTGCCATGAAACGATGGCCTAACCTTTCCACTCTTGATCGACACCGCGCAGTACACACCCTGCGTTGGCAATACGGAGTCGAGGAAGGAATGCACAAGTCCTCACGAATGAATCAGGCGCGGTTCCACCGCGCCAGGATCTGCCGAATTTTTTCTTGGTGTTGCGCGCGAGGATTTGACCGACCCGTGAACCACGCATAGACCGTGACCCGCGTCACGCCAATTCGCTCCGCCACCGCAGCCACGGGGATCTCCCGTGCCACGCAGTGGTGAGCGAATTGAGCGACCAAATCGGACAGTTCGCTTTCTGCGATCGCGCGAACAAAGGAGGTGCTATACCCCCTGAGTCCATTACGCATCTTCGTCACTGCCCCAGTCAGACAAGATAGAACTTACATCCTTGGGCGCAGCAGCGGGCTCCGCTTTCTTGGCGGTGCGCTTGACCGGCTCCTTGGCTTCCACAGCCGCAGGTGCTTCCTTGAACGCCGCAGGCAATGCAGGTGCATTACCTTCCGTCTTGGACGGTACCATCTTGAAGTCGATGGCTTGGCGGGCGTCCTCGGTCTGGCTCTGCGCCTTGGCGGTCTCCCACTCCTCACGGGTCAGCGGACGCACGGCGCGGAACTTCAGCACCGGCACAGCCTCGGACGTGTCGAAGCGAGCCTCGGTCACGATGCCCGTGATGGGAATGCCATGCCCGGCCAGGAACTTGCCGAAGGCTTGCAGCGGCATCTTGTCGCCATCAGCCTTGCCGAAGTAGGACTTGGCAGGAACCGACATGCGGTAGATGTTGCCGGTGATGTCGTTCTCCAGGGCCACGGCCAGACGCTTGCTGTAGCGGCAGGCGCGGGACTTGCCTTCACCAGAGCCCTCGATGTTCTGGGGGCAGGTGGCGCACGACGACGCCTGGGGATTGGGCACATCGGGGCTCGGCTTGTCGCCCTCGGCGGACCAACAGGCGGGACGGACGTCCTTGCCTTCTTCGTATTTCTCTGCGTAGAAAGTCCGGGTCACGCCTTTGCCTGCCGCGATCACCACGAAGTTCATGGCACGATCTTCGTTCTTAGCCACTTCCTCGCCGCCAACGATCATGCGCCAGACCCCACCCTTGATGGAGATCTGTTTGCCGCCGGAACTACCGGCGATGTCTTTGGTGGTGGAGTCAGATGCTTCCCGCAGGTAGTCGGGGACGATGGAACCGGACTTAAAAAGAGAGATGTTGCTCATGTGATTTCCTTGATTGAGATTACTTGGCGCGGCGCACGGTGATGGAATACCGTGAATCCACATTCATGCCTTCCGGCATCTTGTCAGGGTTATCTTGGAGAAACTCCTTGAAGTTGCCCTGATGTATCCGACGCTCCAGGAGTTCCGGGGCATCGTGATTCTTGATGAACTGGTACATGCTATCCCAGTCCGATGTCCAGTAGCGGGTCTTAACCGTACGGGTAAACGATCCGTTTTCTGTCTTGCCGCCATCTTGACCAGTGGCCTTGCAGATGGCAAGCAGTTCCTGCTCCACGACGTCCAGTTGCTGCTCCAGCAGCGCGAGTTCTTCCTCGTGCTGCTTGACCTTGCGTTCCTTGGCATCGCGGATCTTGATGTAGACCTTGACGAGTTTGTCTGCGTCTGCCATGGGGGTCTCCTTAGTAATTTACGTTGGCCATCTTGGCGCCAATCTTTTTTGTCAACTCGGCAACGGAATAGGGGTCATTGATAATCGCCTGTCGCAGAAGATTTCTTAAATCGTATGCGCCTAAAGCGGAGGCAGCTATGGTGCCCGGCTCGGACTCCATCCCATACAGCACCATATAGATCTGCTCGCGTATGCGGCGAGTGATCTTCTCTTCCAGCTGCAGCATCATTGCTACGTTTTCTTCTTCCGTGGTCATATGTACTCCTGTTTGATTTACGTGGAACGAACTGAAATTATACAATGTCAAATTACGGTGTCAAGCGATCTCTTGTTTGTAGAGCTCGACTAGACTTAGATGTAGGTCAACTTTATTTTGCAGCAGGTTGTACATTCTGCGCTCGACCGGGCTGCCCTGCAAGTGGGTCACAGTAACATTGTGCTTTTGCCCCGCACGATGCGCCCGTGAGTTGGCCTGGATATAGAGCTCAGTGGAGGCTATCGGCCCCCACCAGACAACCTTGGAACTGTTTGATGATCTCGCCGCGCTTGCCAGCCGCCACATCGCCATGGATTGCATCGACTGTGTACACGTCCTTGAGCAGGGCCTCCTGCAACATCAGGAGCGAGTGACGGAACGGCATGAACACCAGCACCTTCTGGTCAGTCCCATCGATCACTTCTTTGAGCGCCGCATAGCGACTGCTGATGTCGAACTCCACTACGTCCCGGTCGTCCGTGTAGACAGCGCCCTGAGAGATTTGCAGTAGCTTGTTGAGCATGGCCGCCGCGTTGGTCGCAGTGATCTCAGCCCCTGCCGCAATGGTCATCATCTGCTTGCGGATAGCGCCGTAGTACTTCTCCTGTTGCGCGGTAAGCGGCACCTCCCGTGCGGCAAACAGCAGGTCGGGCAAGTCCAGGCACTCAGCCTTGGTAAAGCGTATCGCTGGCTGTAAGACCTTATGCACAGTGTCCTGGGCATCCCGCTTGGGCGCCCACTTGTACTGGGTCAGCTTGGTCATGACCTTATCCCGGAAGGCACCGAAGAACCGGGGCACCGAGTCGGGGTTGACGATCTTAGCCAGCCCATAGGCGTCCAAGGGTGACTGCGAGGCGGGGGTACCCGTCATGAGCCACAGCCGAGTGTTAGGCTTGACCAGGGTAGCCAGGGCTTTCCAGCGCTCTGTCTGTACGCTCTTGATTGCGTTGGCCTCATCGACAATAATGAGATCGAAGCCCCCTGCTTGCAGTTCGGGAGTTACTACCTTTACGCCGTCAAAATTGATGATGATGAATTCGTAGTTGCCCTTGACGATCTCCTGACGCCGAGTGCGTGACCCCTGTGCAATAGCCACAGTGCGGTGCATCACAGTACGGAACAGGTCAGAGCGCGATGCAGTCTCCATGATGGA